ATTTTATCAGGAACGCCTTCGCCAAAATCTCCACTACCATTTACCCAAGATGTTTCTGGTGCTGGTGCTGGTGTTTCTGGTGCTGGTGTTACATCCATTAAATCAACCATTCTTATTCTCCTTAAATTCTATTTGTTTTAGCATATTATCTTTTATGGTATACACGCCCTTCTCTGTGGCTACGTAAACAGCCCCTTCAAACTCAAGCATAGATATAACTTTGCTTAGTTATTCAGGCACTTCACAATGTGACAATAAGTGCTTATTTATCTTCGTATCAGCACACTTGGCGAATACTTTTATACTTCCAAGTTCCTTGCTAATATCGTTAATAGCGGAACTTATCCTCGCTTCTATACGCTGATTTACTTGTTCTGAAATCTTCTCTATGTATTTATCAACTTTCCCAACAACATATTCTTTTAGAGATTCATCAAATTCTAATTCTTTCCACAAATCTTCAATCAATATTTCCATTCTCATTCTCCTTACGATTTATCTTGCTATTTACATACAAATATACCGATCTTATTCCCTCGCAAAACGAAGTCTGGTACGGATTTGGCGATTGCCTGCATACACTTGATTTGTTCTGTCCGCAATGGTCTTCAAGGTCTTTCATTATCTTTTTACCATCTTTTGTCTGAGACATCCTCTTGTAACAATTAGCCTTCTCAACATTAAGTTTCTCATTCTCTATTTTCCTTTTATCTGCTTCTATCATATTCTCTCCTGTTATAATTGTTCAGCTAACGAATCTGGCTCTATTGTTTGATTTACATTAGAAAAGGCTTTTGATGCTGTCTCGGCCGTTTGAGCCTGTTCGGCCTGTTCGTTTGCATCATTTCGCTTCTTTCTATTGGCAAGCATTTCATCAAAATCAGTTAGGACATCGGCAGGAGCACCAGAAGATAGCCATGACTGCCTGAATCCCTCGTCAAAGTTTACATTCTCGTACACTGGTGTTACTTCGCCATACGGCTGCCATTTAGCAAGTGTGGCTTCCATAGCGTTAGATTGAACACTTGCCATCGCCAGAGATAATCTACCCTGATACGATATGTCAAAATCAAACGTCTGTGGCGGTTTTTTTATTCTTTGCGCCTCAATCATAAGATCAAGCGACCTTATGAGTATTGGGTCTAAGGTTTCTTTTTGTAAAGGTGTTATCTGTGGCGATACAATAGTAAGGTCATCTTCTTTACGTACTCCAACTTCATAAGCAGTCATATTCCTTTTATTCTCAAGGGAGTTGAATCTGTTAATCAAGAATCCCTCTTTAACTACCGTCTGCTGATCTCTAATAACCTCCGCATTTAACTGTACATTTACTCCAGTATTCCAAGGTTGAGGGAATTGTGCACCTGATCTCATATAAACCATGCCACCTGGCTCTGTAACAGGCTGACCAACAACGCCGTCGTCTTCTACTATCATTGGTGGATTATTTGCTAATTCTGCTGATTCGATAAAAGAAGCTTTCATCCTATTAAGCATTTTGATTTCAGGTAACAGTTCCATAGCTGGACCTCTGCCCATTATCTCACCTGGAACCAACGAGAATCTTGCTACTAGATAAGGAAGTTGATCGAACCCCCCGCGTTTAACGATGGTCTTATCCTTAATCATTATGTATTCGGACTTTACCTTTTTATTCTTTGCGCCTATTTTGGTCTTATCAAAATCTTTATTCGGAGATGTTACATGAACAAACTCAAATTTATCGTCCCATTTGTTAGCCTTAATAGACTTCTGTACCGTTTTACTTTTAATGTTAATTCCAAACTTCTGAACTGCCTGTCTGGTATCATAGAATATCTGCCTGTAAACAGTATCTATTTCGCCACGATTATTATCGTCAAACGCCATAAATCCAACGTGATGAGATTGAAATACCAAATCTTTTCCAATAAGCTCAACAGATATTATTCCAGTTCCAAAAACTACCATTGATCGTATTGTCATGAACATTTCACGCTGGAAGTTAGATCGCCATATTTCTTTTTGTATTGCAGAAGACGCACCTGACATCCACTTCATCATAGCTTGGTCTTTGTTTATTTTAGGGTCTTGTGCAGTAAATCCAAACCAAAACGCACCGGCTGGCATTATAAACGAGAATAGTCCAGATGTAAGAGTAAATGCCGCCATAAGAGCAGTCGAATCGTAAAGCTCCTGTGTATTCTGCTCACCCTCAGATTGTTCTGCATTGCGAACCTGTCGCCATGCGTTAGGCCACGAATAATGACCAGCATCCTGTCTTGAACCGTCAGATTCACGTTTCCTAGACATAGCTTTGTCATATCTCTGGAGAGTAGATGCAACACTGTCGTTTTTAGTTCTTACGTTATTTGCCATTATTTACCCAAACGCTCCTTCAAAGTTTTAGCTATTCCGCTTATAATAGTGCCACGCCTACCACCCTTAAGTATCTTCTTCTTACTTTTTCGCGCAGCTACCTCAGCACCTTCTTCAACGTTGGCTACTGTCTCAACTTCTTCGGCTACTGGTATATCTGGCTTCTTTGGGCTTCTAAATACGCTACTCATGCTATACCCCTTCGCTTAATTGCCTCAAGTATTCCATCAAATATAAAATCGTTTGGGCTTCCTTCACTGAACTCTTCGCCTTCTCGCTCAGTATTCATAATACTATTATCGGCAGTCTGCGCCATCATGCGAGGGAGTTGGGTCGCTAGACCATCTTCTCTGTCCATTCGCTGCTTATCGCCAATATTAAACATATGTTCGCTCATATTATTATTCCTAAAAGATAGGCAAGGGGTTTAACCCCTGCCCACTTAATTCAAATTGATTAGGTTGACCATGTTCCAGCAACAGGAACAAGATCGCCAGATTCGGCCTCAACTGTAGTCTGGTAATTCTCAAGCTGTCCACAAGCATCAGCGGTAGATAATCCAGCCACAGTATTCTTACCAGAGAATAACAAGTTTCTAACAATCAACCCAGTCGTAGTAGCTGCTACGCTAATCGCAAGACCAGCGCCTGCATCAAGCTGGAATATATCATTGTCTGCAATATAAACATCAAGACTCTTTGCAGTAAGAATATCTATAGGAGCCTGCGTATTCCAATCGCCTATAAATTGGTTATTTGTTATACGAAGCCTATCAGCAGCACCAGCAGCAAAAATACCAGCAAGTGTTCCTGATCCACCAACTGTCGTATTGAAGAAACAATTTTTAATTGTCACATCAGCACAAGCCGCTGTTATGGTTATTGCAAGCACCATTTCCAAAACATTAGTACCACCATCTACGAAAATACAACCATCAACAGTAGTACCGTCAGCAGCAGCGCCCAATGTCAACGCAGAAGCCAAATCAATAACTCCACTAACAAACTTGCAATTAGCAATAACGCAATTAGCACCAGTAACTGATGCAAGAGCGCCGTCATCTGTGAATGTAAACGTAGGCATCTGTCTACCCTGTTTGATTCCAATAAGAGAAACGCCCGCCTTGCTCATTGTCCAGATTGCCGTATCTGTTCCAGCTTCTGTTTCTGCGTGCCAAGGAGCTATGAAGATGACATCTCCTGAATTTGCAGTACATTTAGCAATTGCTAAGTCTACGGTATTAACCGCCGTAGCCCAAGACGTTCCTTCTCCTCCAGCGGAACCATTTGTGGAATCTACATAATATGCAGTTCCTATAATGGTCACTGCAATATCAGCTGATGTTAAACCAGACCGCACTACATTATCAATTAAATTCTTATCCGACACTCTATCTAGTTTTGCTGCATAAGTTGCAATAATACACCTTACCTTTCCTACCCTTGCGGGTGGTCGTTATTACCCTATTTCACGGGGCGTTTAATCTGAGCTCTCCACAGTGGTTCGCTCTTTAATATCATCCAAAATGTCAACCTTCAGTCTTGGTTTCTTATTTATTTTGTCATATACTTCTATTCCAAGTACCTTAGCCTGTTCGCGCCAACTAGTCTCTTTATTTTCTGGTTTCGCAATATGGAAGTTCTCAAGAATGTTCCTAACAATACCTGGGGCAACTCTTTCGACTATTTCAGTTACCCTCTCTTCAGTCCAAGGCTTATCAACATATTTGTCAGGTTTCTTCTCAGGTGCTACATATTTTGTTAGTGGATGACAAACTAGGCATCTTAGGCAAGTTACGTTTCCTTCTCCATCTTTCATTTCGGTCAATTCAGTTTTACAACTCTTACATTCAGTCATTTTTCTCTCCTATTTCCATTTATTTAAAGAGTGAGTAGGTCTGTTTATCCTATTCTCATTTCTATGTCTTGGTGAAGTCCTGGACGCAGCTAGCATAAAATACAAAGTTGAATGATAATAATGGTCTGCTCCCAACTTTATCCATCGCGGCTTTTTAGTTCCGGTATCTGGATTTGTTATTACTGTCTTAGCGGTTCGAGTCATCTCGTCGATATATTCTTCAACTTCCAGCGATGAACGAGGTATTCTAATCTTATTATTTATAAAACTAGCGTGAACAGCGTCCATCCATTCATTACGATTACATTTGACCATACCACTTTTAGCGTCAAAGATGGGCTTGCCTGGCATCTGCTCTGAATACTGGCATAGTGAAATTGTATATGGTTCAGACTTCTGGAACTCCCTAACTCCATGATCGTAAGGGCCAGAGTCAATAACGCCATATCTCACGTTCATTTTTAAAGCTAAGTCATGCAACTCGTTCAAATTATCCATTCTCGAAACATGAAGAATGTCGTACGTATCTCTTGAACTGCGTATCCCTATCGTAGCATGAATCTTTTTGCCTATGTCAACGCCCATAGCAGTCTCGCCAGAGCATACTAGCTGGTTTCTATCACTAGAACACCTAGACCGCACAGTAACGTCGTCTAATTGATTCTCAGCCTCTACAGTAGCAATACCAAGAGTAGACCGAAGGAACTCTGCCATATGAGCGCCTTCTACGGTATTGTATTGGTACATATATTCTTCAAGATCTGCATATGGAGAAATTAACCCATCAATCCATAGCCCAGCTTCACGCCTATCTGGGAAGTCGGTTTGCCACGAACCATCTACAACGTATATTTCTTTATGGCAATGAATACAAGCTCTCGTCCAAACACCCTCTATTTGGATAATGGAGTCTGGGAAAGATTCAACTAAACAGGTGTACTTACCACAATGTCGGCATTTGATCTGCCACTTACCTTGATCAGAGCCCTCATAAAGAGCATCTATACCGTAACCTGGATAGGTAGGACTGCCAAAGTTTCTTTCATGACCAAACTTAGACCTTTTAAGTCTCTGTTTGGATTGATATACCATATCGGGGTCGTGCATATCCAATTCGTCTCGGTCAATTCTATCACAGGCAATAGACCTCAAGTTGTCCGAATCCTTTACAGAAGAGCCAGCAACTTTCTTAGGCTGAGCACCTACCATGACAATAGACCTACCATTGATCTCTTTGCACATAGTTGTATTCGTAGCACCCTTTTGGATTAGCCAGGGGTTGTGCGTGAATATAGGGTCAAACGCTGTCTTAGAGAGTCTCTCAACCGCTGTGACCGTAGGCATCATGTACATTATGTTCTGATCGTACCTATTGTAGTAACAGGCGTGAACATCGTCCAAGTACAAAGTAGTAGTAGCACAGACCTGAGCGCCCTTCTTGCAATTGATTATCCGCTTCTTATTAGTAACCAATTCGCTCAAATAAGGCATACCCTTCAAAGAGAACTTCACACCACTACGTAAATTCATACGATGCTGGTTAGCCCATATCAAGGGGTCTGTCGCCATTAACTTTTCTACGAGATTATCTATTATTTTATCCTATAAATTATAAACACCGCAAATATTATCAGTCCTGCCATCAACCATTCGATAAGACCTCCAAGAGCTTAACATAGCTTATCCCAATTTGTCTCTTCCTGTGCCAATATACATATTTCTGCAATCTCCTCAGCACCTTTAAGGTCACCCCTCTCTAAGGCTTGATTAAACATAATAATAGCAGCGACTATATTGTACCTTGCTTTAAATTCACTTTTCTTCATTTGTCTCTCTAGACTTCAACTCATCAATTATCATTACCAAAACACTATAGTCAGCAGCAAATGATGGGCCAATACCACCCAAACCAACATGAGTAAACATAGGAGTCTTTAACCTCAATAACTGCTTATCAGTACAGTCAGATATCTTAACTACGCCAGTAAGCAATTGATTGTGCAATAACTTAGTATCCAAACAAATATCAATAGCATGGTTCTGAATCTTGGCAAGCTGGTATCCGCCCCAGAGCATAAATATTACTAGAATACTAAATCCTATCCACATATATATCATTTGTCTCTCCTTGGTATGCAATTAGGGCATATGTCCCTAATGTAAGTCTTCTCAACCTCCTCTGGATCTTGAGTACGAAGCTTGCCCCAACCAGAACGATCAGGACTAGCAAACGTCTTATCCCACATAAGATTCACGTTCTCCTCAATCTCAGCACCACAAAAATCACACTTTATTATTTGCATTATTCTCTCCTTGATAGGTCTTGTATTTAGGTGCCACTTAAAAATTCAGAGAGAGGAAGGTACTAGTAGCTACCGGCCCCCCCCCCTTCCCCGACCCTACCCCTTGCATCTGGGGATTTGATCGATTCTTTTTATTCATGCCTTATGACCTTGCCCAGCCGGACACTGTCCACCCTAGCCTTGTCTGGTGCATCAAGTTTGGCACTCAGCTCTAAAAGGTACGAATAGGTTATGGCATCTTCATCGTGTTCGTGTCCTTTGGCCATTATTTGCAAGTCAATCATTTCATTTCACCTTGCCCAGCCGGACGCTGTCCACTGCTGTCTTGCCCCATGTCTTAAGGGCTTTAGCCATGCCGCATTGTGTTAGTGTGTAGCTAATGGCTTGTCTGCCCAGTCTGCGCTGGAACTCAGTCCCTTCGCCACTTGCCCAAGACTTGAGTAGCTCGTTGCCCGATGTGATCTGGCCGAATTTGTCCGGCTTGTCTGGGTCATTTTGCCAGACTTTGTCCGAGTTTGGAGGGTAGTATTGTCCGACTTTGTCCGAGTTTGTGTCCGACTTATTCTGTCCGAGTTTCTGTTCGAGCAAGGAATCTGAGCAGGTTGCGTAACAATTGGCAGATGTAACGCCTTCACCCATCCCGTATGTAACGCCTTCGTTATGTAACGCCTTTTGTTTGGTATCGCAGACAATAGTCATACCTTTTCCCGCGTCATACCCTTGCGGCATATCCTCAATAGTCATACCCTCAATAGTCATACCTTTTCCCGCGTCATACCCTTGCGGCATA